GTCTTGTTTGGAATCATTGGAAGGAGTTTAACGGTGAAAACACTGAAAGCGCGTGGATACCCCAGACGGAGTATAGTGTACCTCAGATTACAGCGCCTTCGGGCGGTTGGTCTGTCGGCACTCTTGCTGACTATTTCGGTTTACCCACTGGCGTTGCTGGTATTTCGGTAAGTGCTCTCCCTTTCCGCGCTTATGCCCTTGTTATGAACGAGTGGTTCCGTGATCAGAACTTGCAGGATCCGCTTGTTGTTCCGGTCGATGATGCTACCGTGCAGGGTGTCAATTCTGGTACTTTTGTTTCTGATGTCGCGAAAGGCGGTAAGCCTTATATTGCTGCCAAGTATCACGATTATTTTACCAGTTGTCTTCCCAGTCCTCAGAAAGGCCCTGACGTTACACTTTCCGTTGCTTCTCAGGGTGATCTTCCTGTTTATACGTCTTCTTCGCGTACTCATTCTTTATCTCAGGATTATATTAAGTTAACTACTTCTGGTCTTGAGGCTTCAAAGTCTTATCCTTTAAACGTAACTGGTTTTGGTTATGTTATTCCAAAGGTTTCTTCTCCTGAAGAATCGATTGGTGGCAATGTTTATAAGCCTACAAATCTTTGGGCTCAGAATTCTGGTAATGCTATTGTCGCAACCATTAACCAACTTCGTATGGCTTTCCAGATTCAGAAGCTCTATGAGCGCGATGCCCGTGGCGGTACTCGTTATATTGAAGTCCTCAAGTCGCATTTTGGCGTGACCTCTCCAGATGCTCGCTTGCAGCGTCCCGAATATCTCGGCGGTAATCGTGTGCCGATCAACGTTAATCAGGTTATTCAGCAGTCTGGTACTGGTGCTGGTGCCGATACGCCGCAAGGTACCGTTGTTGGTATGTCTCAGACTACTGATAGTCATAGTGATTTTATGAAGTCCTTTACTGAGCATGGTTATATCCTCGGTGTGATGGTTGCCCGTTATGATCATACTTATCAGCAGGGTATTGAGCGTCATTGGTCGCGTAAGACGCGTTTTGACTATTATTGGCCTGTCTTTGCAAATATCGGTGAACAGGCCGTTAAGAACAAGGAGATCTTTGCTCAAGGTACTGCCGTTGATGATGAGGTCTTTGGTTATCAGGAAGCTTGGTCAGATTACCGTTATAAACCAAATCGCGTGACCGGTGAAATGCGTTCCGCCTATCAGCAGTCGCTCGATGTTTGGCATTTGGCCGATGACTATGATAAGCTCCCTTCCCTTTCTGATTCTTGGATTCGTGAGGATAAGTCTACGGTAGATCGTGTGCTTGCTGTGAAGTCTACGGTTTCCAATCAGCTTTTTGCGGATATTTACATTAAGAATCGTGCAACGCGCCCGATGCCTATGTATTCTATTCCCGGTCTTATTGACCATCACTGAAAATTTTGGTATTATAGGGGGGCAGTGCCCCCCTATAATTTTTGAAAGGAGTTACTATGGATATCAATACCGCTTTACATTCTGCAAGTGATCAGATTTCATCTATGCAGGGTATCGCACAGGCAAATAATGCTTGGTCTGCTGATCAGGCGAAAATTCAGCGTGAATGGCAGGAACAGCAAAATGCAAAGGCCATGGAGTTTAACCAGAATGAAGCCGCGAAGAATCGTAATTGGCAGGAACTTATGTCTAATACCGCTCATCAGCGCGAAGTCCGTGATTTAATGGCTGCTGGCCTTAATCCTGTTCTTTCTGCTATGAATGGTAATGGCGCTTCTGTTGGTTCTGGTGCTACTGCTCAAGGCGTGACCTCTCAAGGTGCTAAAGGTGATACAGATACATCTACCAGCGGCGCTATTGCAAACCTTTTAGGAAGCATTTTAAGTGCGAATACGCAGATTGAAGCTGCTAATATCAATGCTCGTACGCAAGAAGCTGTTGCAGAAAAATATACTGCTATGGAGCAGATTGTTGCTAATATCTCTGCTGCTGCTTCCCGCTATGGTGCCGATCAGAGCGCCAGCGCTTCCCGCTATCATTCTGATAAGTCCTATGATTCTTCTATGACTGCTTCGGAGCGTGCTTATCTTGCAAGTATTTTTGGTTCACAGCTTTCTTCTGCTGCTTCTCGCTATGGTGCAGATATGCAGTATAAGATGCTTAATGATTTTGGTCGTGGTGAAGTTTCTTCTATGATTGGTATGATTGCTAATCGTCTCCCCGGTATTCTCTCTATGTTTGATCGTTCTTCTTCTCGCCGTTCTGTCGTTGACAAGATCCTTGGTACAAATAAATTTGGATCTAATAGCCGCCGTACTGGCGGCTTTGGAGGTTCTTCAAAATGAGTAGTGACTTGATTATGGTTATCATGCTCTCTGTTGTTTTGCTTGTTCCTCTTGTCGCTGGTGTTGCTTTTGTCATTGTGATTATTCGTCATCTCAATAAAAGATAAAAAATCTTTTTTTAAAAGGAAGCGAAGCGAGACGCGCCCCTGCGCCAGACTCCGCTTCTTTTTTGCACTCCTTGCCAAAATGGTATGCAGTATCGTTGAAGTTTCGCGCCGTGTATCACGGCGCGGTCAGTGGGCACAGTTACCTTCTTGATGTAACTGTGCCCACTGACACCAAAAGCTAAAATTTCATGCTTCTTTCGTTCTCTCTTGTAGTAGATTACATTCTCATAAAGATACTAAAAAATAACTCTATAAAATTAGATTCTACTTGTAGTAAATAAAAAAATTCTGTATAATAACTGTAATCTTAGGAAAGGTTTTAAGCTGTTATTTTAGCGCATTAAACAAAACGCTTATTTTGTTCAATACGGGGGGTTATTTTATGCCTTGCTTCCACCCGCTTGAGGCGGTTATTCTTCCAGGTACTACGGCAAACGGCAAACGGAATATTAAAATACTTTCTGGCCCTCATGCAAGTGAAGTTTATCCAACTTGGCAGCGATTGAAGCTTCCTTGTGGTCAGTGTTATGGTTGTCGTCTTGAGTATAGTCGCCAATGGGCTAATCGTTGTATGCTTGAGCTTCCCTATCACGATCAGTCTTGGTTTCTTACCCTTACTTATGATGATGATCATGTACCGCGAACTTATTATGCTTCCAATGATGATGGTGAAGCGGATCCTGCTCTTACGTTGTCTTATAAAGGACGTGATTTGGAGCTATTCTGGAAAAGATTAAGAAAGGCGCACCCAGATGATCACATTAGGTACTTTGCCTGTGGCGAGTATGGCTCTACTACTTATCGCCCTCATTATCACGCAATTGTTTTTGGACTCTCTCTCGATGATCTGCGACCCTACAAACGTAGCCCCCAAAACTATGATTATTTCATTAGTGATTCTCTTACTGAGTGTTGGGGTCTCGGCTTCGTTGTGGTCGGTCAAGTAACTTGGGAGACTTGCGCATATACCGCCCGCTATATTATGAAAAAGCTTACTGGCCCGCAAGCACAGTTTTATGAAGATTTTAATCTTCAACCGGAGTTTGTCCGGATGTCTCGCCGCCCCGGCCTTGCTCGTCAGTATTACGACGATCACCCTGACCTTTACCAGCATGAGTATATCAATTTAAGTACTGATGTTGGCGGTTTGAAGTTTCGTCCTCCGCGTTATTATGATAAGCTCTATGATCTTGATTTTCCTGATCAGATGGAGCAAGTTAAAGCTGTGCGCAAGCGCCTTGCTGCCGCTCAGGAGAGCGCCAAAGCCCAGCGGACTAATTTAGAGTACTATGAGCGTCTCGCGGTCGAAGAAGCCGCCTTAAAGGCTCGTACTAAATCACTTGAAAGGAAGTTATGATATGAGACGTAAAAACCCGCCCAAGCTCGATAACAAGATTTTTCGTCGTACTGCGGCAAAGAGTAAGAAGATTAACATTGCACCGAAGATTTTTCGCGGTGGTATCCGTCTGTAAATGGAAGGAGCTTTACAATGAAATTTGGACTTTATTCTATCAAAGACGCCAAGACTGGTTTTATGACGCCTGTACTTGAGCAGGGTGATCCTGCTGCTTTGCGTAATTTCGCTGCCGCTGTCAATTCGCCTGATTCTCTTATGCATCAGTATCCTAATGATTTCGCCCTTTATAAGGTCGCGAACTTTGATACCGATACTGGTATTGATCCTGTGCTTGCTCCAATTCAGATTGCTGATGCTTCGGAGGTGTTGAGAAATGAAAGATAAGCTGCTTTCTATTTTTGTTGCTTTCGTCCGTAAGACGTTTACGAAGGATCGTCTTTTAGATCTGATTGATGATCTTCTTGACGTGGTCTATGATCGTTTCGCCGCTCCTAACGGCAATCTTGATTTCCGTATGTTAGATCAGGAATCTGCCTATTATGATTTGAAGGAGGCACTTGATAAAGATGTTTGATACTCAATATACACCCCGTGAGCGCATTCACCCTTGTGCCGGTTCTCGTGTGAAGCAGCTCTATGCCGGCCGGTATGACGCTAACGGTCGTGTTGTGCTTGAAGAAAAAGGTACAGAAGATCTTTATGCTTATATCCAGTCCTTTGCTGATTCCGTTGACATTAACGTTATCCTTGCTCGTTTTGCCAATGGTGATACAGAAGCTCTTTCCCGTGCGCAGGGCTTTTATGCTGACGTGACCGATTTTCCGCCTAATATGGCTGATGCCCTTAATCGTATCAATCAAGCCGAAGAAATGTTTAAGTCTCTTCCGCTGGAAGTTCGGCAGAAGTTTGATTGTTCGTTTGAGCAGTTTCTTTCTCAGTCCGGTACCGAAGATTGGTTTTCTAAAATGGGTATGACTGTTGCTAATCCGGTAGAGACCGAGACCCCAGTGCAGGTTGATCCTGAAGTTGTTAAGGAGGTAGTAAATGAATCGTAATGTTGAATCCCATTTTGCATTGAATCCCACCCGCATTGACATGAGTCGTTCCACCTTTGATCGTTCGGCTTCTATCAAGACTTCGTTTAATGTAGGTGATATCGTCCCTTTTTTTCTGGAGGAAGTGCTTCCCGGCGACACCTTCAACGTGCATTCCTCGAAAGTTGTTCGTATGCAGACGCTCTTAACGCCTATGATGGACAATGTTTACCTTGATACCTATTATTTCTTTGTCCCTAACCGTCTTGTTTGGAATCATTG